TAGACAGTCCATTAGGTGAATATACAAATCAGAATTGGTACAACAATTTCTACACTACAAGTGGTGGAAACGTTAATGGATTATATTCATATTTGTTCCACTATTCAGGAGCGAGTTCAACTTTCGTAGTTACAAGATACAATTACACAGGTACAACAAGTAATGACTATGGTGACATCACTGTCGCGGCACTAAGACCAAGAGGTGGATACACTACAGAATCTTTAAATTTAGAAGTAACTTCAAATTCTGCATTTATAGTTACATCTGATACATTAACAACAAATCCATTAGGAGAATTTACAATTAATGTAACAGGTTCTACAAGTGGAGCAAAAGAATTTACTTGTTCTTTAGATACTACATCATCAAAATACATCACCAAAGTAATTGGTTTAGATGTGTTTGATAAAAAACGTGATGAAATTCCTGTTTATGTACACGAAGTTTATCCAACTTTAATTAAAACATTATATGAACAAGGTTTAATCCTTGGTTTAAGTCTAAGTGAAGTTTACCATACAGTTGGTAACGATTTCGTTGGTGAGTGGGATACTCCAGCATCACCAATGGTTGTTTCTGAAGTACGAGGTGGTAAAGTTTCTGACCTTTTCCAAGTGTTCACAGTTTCTGACGGTAACGCAGCAAACTATCAAGTAAAAATCACTCTTCTTAATATCGACTTAGATACAGGTGAGTTTGATATACTTGTTCGTGACTTTAATGATAGTGATGATAATATGGTTGTTTTGGAGAAATTCACAAGATGTACTATGAACTCATCATTACCAGGTTATGTTGGAAGAAAAGTAGGTACTCAAGACGGTGAATACGAATTACGTTCAAAATATATTATGTTAGTTATGGCTGACGAACATCCTGAAGATGCAATTCCTGCAGGTTTCAAAGGATTCGTTGCTGACAACTTAGCATCTTCAACATCTGTGTTAGGTGCCGTAAAATATAAAACACAATTCTTTGAAGCGGGTGACGAAACAGGTTCTTTCTCATTAACAGGTGAACCAACATTATCAGCTCAAGGTGATAAACCAAAGAAAGTTTCTTTAGGTCTTTCATCTCAAATTGGATTTGATAGTGATTTATTAAAATATAAAGGTGTTGCACCTGACGCGGTAACCGTAGGTTTCCACTTGTCAACAAACGCATCAGCAATCACTGGTAATACTATTACAGGTAAAGCTTTCGATTGTACACCTTACGATTTAGAAGGTTCTAATAAAGGAAAATTAGACACTATATCATTCCGTAAATTCACATTTGCTGTATGTGGTGGATTTGATGGTTGGGATATCTACAGAAGTAGTAGAACAAATGGTGATGGATATGTTTTCGGTAAAAGAACTTACGTATCAGGACACACAACTAACAGTGGTGTATTCAGTACAACAGTAGGTAACTCTGATTACTACGCATACTTAAAAGGTATCGAAACATACTCAAACCCTGAAGCTGTAGATATTAACATATTTGCAACACCAGGTATCAACTTTGATGACCACAATTCATTAGTAACTCAAACAATTGATATTATTGAGAATGATAGAGCGGATTCACTTTACATCATTAACTCACCAAACGTATCAACTGCCGATGAGATTACCGATTTATTAGATGGAGCTAATTTGGATAGTAACTATTCTGCAACATATTGGCCTTGGATTCAAGTTAGAGATAACGATAACTCAACTCAATTATACTTACCACCAACGGGTGAAGTTGTAAGAAACATCGCGTTAACTGATAACGTATCTTATCCTTGGTTCGCGGTAGCGGGTTATTCAAGAGGTTTGGTTAATTCAATTAAAGCGTTTAAAAAGTTAACTCTTGACGAAAGAGATTCACTTTACAAAAATAGAATCAACCCAATCGCAACATTCTCTGATACAGGTACTATTATATGGGGTAACAAAACGTTACAAGTTAGAGAATCAGCACTTGATAGAATCAACGTAAGAAGATTGTTATTAAGAGCAAGAAAATTAATTTCTGCAGTTGCTGTTAGATTATTGTTTGAACAAAACGATGAACAAGTAAGACAAGAATTCTTGAGATTGGTTAACCCAATTCTTGAATCAATAAAGAAAGAAAGAGGTCTTTACGACTTCCGTGTAACAGTATCTAGTGACCCTGAGGACATCGATGCTAACACATTGAGAGGTAAGATTTACATCAAACCAACTCGTTCTCTTGAATTTATTGATGTAGAATTCATCATTACTCCAACAGGAGCATCATTTGAGAATATCTAATCTAAAAGGAGATAAAATAAAGAAGGGGTTCCGAAAGGACCCCTTTTTTTATATGGACACCATTATGGTGGAATTGAAAATGTTCCACGGGGAACCAAATTTTATAAAACTAATATTTTTATAATTTACCCAGTATTCTGGAACCAGATATACTAGTATTTATTATATATTATTAATTAATCTAGTTATTATTCTGGTGTATTCTATTGTTATACTGGAGCCTAGAGAAAAAATAAAGAAAAAAAATGAGAAAATCAAGCTTCTCACAATAAATAAACGAAAAAAAACTATTTTCCAAATAGCACATATTTATAGGAAAGTAATAATTTAAAACTTAACAAATAGACAATGGCAGATTTATTAATGAAAATGCCGGTTCCTTACGAACCGAAAAGACAGAACCGATTTATCCTAAGATTCCCATCTTCATTGGGTATCAACGAATGGTACGTAACATCGGCTTCGAGACCTAAAGCAACTATCGCTGAAACAGAAATTCCTTTTTTGAATACTTCAACATATGTTGCAGGTAGATTTAAGTGGGAATCAATTTCAGTTAAATTTAAAGACCCAATTGGCCCTTCAGCTGCACAAGCATTAATGGAGTGGTTCCGTTTACACGCAGAATCTGTAACAGGTCGTATGGGATATGCTGCTGGATATAAAAAAGATATTGAACTTGAAATGTTAGACCCAACAGGTGTTGTGGTTGAAAAATGGATTCTTCAAGGTACATTCTTATCAGGTTTGGATTTTGGTACATTGGATTATAGCCAAGATGCATTAGCTGATATCAGTGCAACATTGAGAATGGATAGATGTATCCTTGTATACTAATATTTTAATAAACATAAAATCTGTCTTAAAGGTCCTCAAAAGGGACCTTTATTTTTTTCATATAAACTTTACTTTTTTATACTTATAGTATAAATTTATGGTATGGAAGAATTTAAAGTTGACCCCACGATTGCGTACGACGTTGTTGAGTTACCTAGTAGAGGTATTCACTATTCAACAAAGAAAAAATCATTAAGAATTGCATATCTAACTGCATCTGATGAAAATATTTTAGCATCACCAAATTTAGTACAATCTAATGGTGTTGTTAATGAACTACTAAAAAGAAAAGTTTTAGATAAAGACATCTCAACTGATGATTTAGTTGAAGAAGATAGACAAGCGATTCTTTTGTTTTTAAGAAACACAGCTTTTGGTTCTGATTATAAGATGTTAGTAACCGACCCTAAAACGGGAGAAAGATTCAATCACATTGCTGATTTATCACAAGTTAAACTAAGAGACTTTAAATTAGAGGAAGATAGTAATGGTGAGTTTAAGTTTTATTTGGAAAAAAGTAAAACAGATATCACATTTAAGTTCTTAACGCAAAAACAACAAGAGGAGATTGATAAAATTAAAGATAGTTGGAATGGTTTAGGAGTTGCGCCGGTTATAACAAGACAATTAGAAATGATGATTAAGTCTGTTGGCGGAATTAAAGACCAATTACAAATTAGAAATTTTATTGAGAGAATGCCAATCAAAGATTCTCAAGATTTCCGTAAATACATTTTAGAAAATAAACCAAGTTTAGATTTAGTACAACATATTACAACCCCGTCAGGAGAGACAGTCGAAGTTGAAATCGGCTTCGGGGTGGAGTTTTTTCGCCCTTTCTACGGATTATAAGAAAGGACAATTAGACGAGATTCTATTTTTAGTTAAACGAGGGTTTTCTTACTCTGATTTAATCTCAATGCCGGTTTATGTTCGAAGATATTATATTAATTACATTCTCGAAATGGAATCTAGTAATTAATCTATTTATATAGAAAGATTTATACATAAATGGCTAATGTAACCGCAAAAGATTTAAACAATTTACTTAACAGGTACAAAGGAGACAGAAGTGGTTTCATTAAGGCTTACAGAGCCATTGATGATACCGCATCTGAATCTGATATTGGTCGATTATACGATACCTCAAACCCCAAATCCGCAGATACTACAACCCCAACAGGTTCAGGTATGGACAATACGGGACAATTTATAGGTAACGCAATTGATGCTGCAAGTTTAAAAAACTCACAACAAACTGCGGGTGAAAACATTGGTATAAAAGGTCTATACGAGGTTGCCATTGATAAATCTACAGGTAAGTTGAATACCTTTAGTCAAATGGTAGAAAATGTCGGTAAGGGTATTCAAAATTCGATTTATACCGTATTAGAACAACAATCATCTTTACATTCTGAAATTAATACCAAACTTGGTATGACCGGTCAACTTTCTGAAGATTTCAGAGGTGAGATTACGGACGCATATCCAAATGCGGTTAGATTAGGATATTCATTTAGTGAATTAGAACAAACAATGGTTCGACTAATTGATAACGCTGGAACATTTAGACTTGTTAACAGCGAGACTATCAATAGTATGACCGAAACGGGTAGAGTCTTTTTTAATAGATTAGATGACACCGCCGACGCTGTAAAAGCGTTTCAAGATGTTTCATTGGGTGCAAACGATGCAATGAAAGCAATTGCACAAGCTGGTAAAGGTTCATTAGAACTCGGTTTAAATTCAAAAACAACTACAGCGACTTTAGTTCAGAACATTGACAAGTTAAATCAGTTCGGATTTAAAAATGGTGTTCAAGGACTTAATAGTATGGTTCAAAAAGCACAACAATTAAAGATGGATATGCAAAGTGTTTATACACTTGCAGAAAAAGTTATGGACCCTGAAAATGCGTTATCAATGGCTGCGGGTCTTCAAGCTATTGGTGGTGCAATGGGTAGTTTCAGTGACCCAATTAAAATGATGTACGATTCAACAAATAACGTTGAAGATTTACAAGACGCATTAATTGGGGCAGCAGAATCGTTAGCCACATACAATAGCGAACAAGGAAGATTTGAAGTAACAGGTGCTAACTTAAGAAAAGCACAAGCGATGGCTAAAGAGTTGGGTATTTCTTATTCAGAATTAACAAAACTTTCAGTACAAGCTGCTCAAAGGTCATCGGCAGCTGCGGATTTAATGGCTGCTGGTTTAACATTTAATAATGACGAAGATAAAGAGTTCTTAACCAATCTTGCTCAAATGAAAGATGGTAAGATGGTTATTGAGGTTCCTAAAAACTTACAAGAAGCAATGGGTGGAACAACTGTGGCGTTGGAATCACTATCAGAAAAACAAAAAGAAACATTATTAACATATAGAGAACAATTTAAAAAGATGTCAATGGAAGACATCGCAACACAACAAGTTGGATTAGTTGAAAATATCAATAGAGATGTAAACTTTATTGCCGCAGCCGCAAGACTCCAAATGGGAAAGAGTGGTAAAGCGGTGGTGGATGCGTTAGGCTTCGACCCAATGGAAGTTGCAAAAAAATCAAGAGAAGCGAGTAAAGCGGCTGCTGAAGGAATTAATAGTTTAGGTAATGCAGTTACAAGTACGATTAATGACGTTACAAATGTGGAAGGTAGAAAAAAAGCACAAAGTCAAACTGAACCACAAAAAACTATTCCCGTCGCTGAAGCGGAAAGAAAGGCTAAAGAAGAGGCTGAAAAGGCTAAGACACAAACATCGAACAACCAATCAGGACAAAAAAATGTAAATCTTAAAGTTACTACTGATGTTAGTGGAGATGAATTTACAAGACTCATTATGAAAAATCCTGATATGGCTGGTAAGTTTTTTGATTCTTGGGATTCTTACACCTCGGTACCCCAATAAATTTTTAATATAACACCTATTTATAGGTAAAGAAAAACATAATGCCAAGCTACGTAGATTTTGATTCAACTAAAAGATTTAGGGATTACATATTAGGTAAGAATTTATCTGTTCCAAATGGTCCACAAACCTTTAATGCTGGTTCATATACCATTCAAAATCTAAGTGATGCACCTGTACCTAACTTAGGGGATGTCGAGGGTGAAAGAACAATCAGTTTAGACAATACCCAAAATTTAAACATTTTCAAACCTTTAGAGTATTTCGTTAGAGAAACTTTAGATAATATTCCAAGAAGAGCTAACTTGGCTTTATACCCATATTTTAGAGGAGGTCAAGATTATAACATTATTGGAATAATGTCAACAAGTAACTACGATACTGAATCTGAGTTATTTAAGTTTGCGGCGAATAATATTAAAAACAATCCTAATGGTCCTGTATTTGCGAGAATACAACAAAATTTATATGCCGCAACTGTTGGTAGAGTTAGATTAATTGATGCGTTACAAGGTAACACAACAACAGCAATTAATATTGTTACAGGTAGAGAACCATTAATTGAATTCAATAATAAAATAACTGTTGCAAAAACCTTACCGGGTAAAGCAATTGATTTTTTACAAACAGTATCAGGTGTTGAATTTCCTTGGAGCGAGGTTCCTGGTGATTATTTAACAAACCCAAGAAACCCTGTAAATGTTAGACCTGTTGCACAAAACGAAGCTCAGGCTATACTTCAGGATGTTACAGGAGCTATAGGTTCTTTAATTGGTATACAAAGAAGACCAAAGGCATCAAGAAAACCTTCAGACTTATTCATTGAATATATGGGTGAAGGTCAAAGACAAAGATTATATGATTTATTATCATATTCAACATACGCACCTAACTATACTACAACCGCAAGGTCCCAACAATCATCAAAAATATTTTCTTTTGTTGATAAAATAGCTTCAGGTGTTAAAAATCTTTTAGGTGTTGAAGCACCAAAAGGTAGAGCATACATTGGAGATGACAGAGGTAACGATGTCAAATTTGCAATGAATGATTTTAATGATAGACCTGTAAGAAGTAATTTTTACTTATCATCAATGTTTGACCCAATTCAAGCGGGGTTATTCCAAAGAAAAAGAAATATTACTGAAGGTGGACCGATTGGTGGTAAACTGACTTGGATTAGTCAAAAATCAACTAATAAGATTGGTGAACACAACAAAGAATTTGCGTCAGAACAATCACAATACGCGGGAACATTATCAACAAACTTTAGATTTAGAGATGATTCAATATTAGGTGTAACACAAGATTTACTTAACACATTACCATTTAATGGTATAGAACAAAGGTCACACGTTGCAAATGTAATTGACCAAACAAGTAGAGTCTTTAGAGATGGTAACAATGTTATGTCTAGAGGTTCTAACGTTAAGTACGTTAATATGTACTCAGGTGAAGAAAGTGGTGTTGAATATTGTAGAGTATGGACCAAAGATAGGTCACACTTGAATTATTCTGACACGATGAAAAGAACGGGTCTAATTAGAAAGTACGATTCATCTGTAATGTCTACACCTTACAATTTAAACATATATCCAAATTCAGATGGTAAATCATCA